AGACTTTCGGAAATCCCTCAACTGGTTTAGTTACAAAATCTTCCGGCAGACTAGCTTTAAATGGATCAGATTTAGGAAACTCTTTTGCTTCTGGAACAAATGATTCTGTCGCTTTGGTTTCCAATTCCAAAGACTTCTTAGTCTCAGCCATCTCAGTCCCTTTTTCTATGATTATATCCGCTTCTGCTGGTTTAAATTTCTCCTTAATTTTCTTATAAGTAGAATGAGTTACGCTACCTAAGACTAACTGTGCTGCTAAGGCATACATTTCTTCAACCGCTGGCCCTATTTCATCTTTTGATTCCTGCGAAATGGGTAATTTTTTAACAAATTCTTTAGCTGCTCCTGTTCCTAAATCTCCTGCTGCGGCGAAAGGTAAAGAAATAGTTTTAGAGATAATATTTAAACCTGGGACTTCATCTGCACCTTTAAATAAGGCGGTAATAGGGGAAAAAGCAATATTACCTAATCCAGTAATCGTTTTAATACCAGTTGATACTGCTTCGGAATTATTTAATCTTTCCCCAGTTTGATCCCTTTTACCAGTAACCAATTCAATAACATTTATAGCCTCATTACCAACCGCGTCTTTCACAGAATCCCAAGCTGCTGATGCGAATTTGCCTGGAGCGTTCCAAATGTCGGAATCTTTTGTGTTTTTTAAATTAACTGCAGTCTCTTTTATATCATTAACTGTTTGTGTTGTACCTGAAAAAATCTTTTTGGTTGCGTTGAATAGACTAGAAGGTTTGAACGCTTCCTTTAGTGGATTAATTTTGGGAAATTCCTGAATTTGTACTGGATTATGAACATTGCCCGCGTGTTGACTAACATCAACACTACCTATCATCACCGGCGCTGGTGGTTTTATTACTTCATCAAACGCAGGGAAAAGACTCTTCGACGTACTAGCACCCTTAACCGCCGGAGTCTTTTTCTTGTTCATTACTTCATCGTAAGATGGAAATATTCCCATTATTGATTTTCTTTCCACTTAGCATAATCTTTTTGAGATTGAAATGCTCGGTGTAATGCATCATCTATTTCTTTAGTACCAGGATCAATACCTAGCTGATTAAAGTAATCAGCAATTTGTTGCCATGACTTACCTTGTCCTTTTAAGATTGCTACCTGAGATGGAGCTTGTGCAACCTGTAAGTCATATGTACGTTTTTCATCTACTAAGGTCGTATTATTGACTGTCGTATTCCGTACTGCTTTTCTATTCGCATCCATTGTCTGATATTCATTGTAAGTTCCATTAAAGCCTTCTTTTTTAGCAAGTATGTATTCTTGATAACTTGTTGGATACTTAGAGTAATCAGCAGCTTGAGTAACGTCTGAAACCAAACCTTTAGCATAAGCATCTTCAAATGATGTAACACCGGCGGCCTTGAAGAACGCTGGTGGATTAGGATATACAACACCGGTCATAGTATCATAAAATTTACCATTCCAGTTTGTGAATCTAGTCTTAATATTTGAATTAAGAGCTGTTGTAACATTTGTTTTTTGTTCGGCTTTTTCTTCGGCGATCTTGGTTTGTTCAGCGTTATATTTAAGTTCAAGAGCTTTTTTAGCAGCTTCTTCTTCTTTGTTAAGCTTGCCTTCCAGAAGTTTAAGTTGATCTAGCTTAAGTTTAACCGTCGCTTCTCTATCGGCATATTTAAGATCAATCGCACGATCCACACCTTTTTGAGCAGCCTCAACTTGACCCTGCAATCCTAATGCAAATGCCTGCATGAGTCCCAAATCAGCCGCCTTAGCGTTATGTTCAGCTAACTGCATCTTTCTGACTTGTGCTTGTTGGCCGATTATTGCGTTCATTGGTATACCCTGTTGTTGTGCGTTCTGGGGATTTTCTAAATTAGCAATCAGTTTTTCGTAAGAAGTGTCAGATTGTTTAGCTTCGGCAACTGCAGTTAAAATTCGAGCATTAATATCTGCTAGTTGTTTTTGTTTCTCTGGTAATCCTGCATCTGCCTCAGCCTTAGATTGCGCTGCGCCTCTACCCGTTAACCCAGGTAACAACGTATCTAAATCTCCTACCAATCTATCATATTCTTTAGAAGTTTCTGTTTCAGGCGGGGTAACGGTTTTAAGGTATTCATCATACGATTTAACTGTTTGCTCTGCACCTGCTACAGCACCCGCAAGCGGATCAACTGTCGGTGTTGCTGGTGGTACAGTTATTGGATTAGCTGTTGCTAACTTATCAAGTGAAATAGCTTGATTTGAAATATCCGCCCCTGCTGGCGTTCCAGGCGTGCCACCAACCCCAGTTGGATTATATTGTTTAAAAACATCGTAACTGGTATACGTGGTGTTAGTTGCTGGATCTATATAAGGTGTGTCTGCCATAAATTATTTTGTATCTTCTACTTCTACGGATGCTGGTAAGACAGGTGGTGCGGTTGTTAAACCATCCGCCTGTTTCCAAGCAACAACTAAGTTGTAGCTGTTAATATTATCTAAAGTTTTAACTTCTCTCTTTGAGGAAATTGCGCCATCTTCTCCGTAATCCATTGTTAAGTAAGTATCATAATCAGTAGTTGATCCGTTTTTATAGACTCTCAATTCAACTCGCTCTCCTGTAGCTAAAGGTTTAGCAAGTGGTAAAGTAATTGAAGCAATAGTTGATCCTTCTTCTAGAACTTGTGATCCCGATGCTACTAATGGCGTTCTAGTTTCATCAGCTCCCCCATCATCACCTATGAATGATCCAAATTGTACTTTTTTTATAGAGTAAGCCGATCCTGAACCGGATGCCGCAAAAAACTCGTTACCTATCGTTCCTCTAGCTAAGATTCCACCTGCACTTGAGCTTGTGGTTATAGTACCTAAATATTCAAAAATTCCAGTAGCTTTGTCATATCGGCAAATTTGACCATCTACTGTCACCCATAATATTCGTCCTTGTCCATCAAACTCCACCGAGTGTCTTGAACGTGGAAGATCGCCGATGTATTGAGTAATTAAATCAAATCCATAACCGTTGAAAGTATAAATTGAGCTTTTTCCTTCATCTACTCCACCAAAAACTATTAGCGATCCATCAGGAGCATTAACTAAAGCTGAGATATAACGACATGGTGCAGGAACATTTTTTGCTATTGAAGGTGAAACATAATCCCATAAAACAATCCTTGCTCTACTCGCAACTTTTCTTTGACTAAATCCATTGCCAACAGCATTTGTACCCGCTATAACCAAACTCTGTTGCCAATCAATGGCGGCAGAAGCGTTAAAATTTAAAGGTAATCCCAAAGCCAAAGCATTAACCGTTTGAGCGTCTAAAACAGTTATAGCATCTACACGATTTTTTCCTATCCAGTAAATATTATTGTCAAAAGAACTATAAACCAAAAACATATCTGTAAGTCCACCAGTGAAATTAGTATTAATCGCAACTGTTCCTAATAGAGATGGTGTAGTGGAACTGGCAAGGAAATTGTTGACAGAAACATCAGTATCATCAGATATTGCAACATATATTTTATTATCTCCATTGCTTAATCGGTAGACCATATCAGTAGCTCTAGGATTAGCATGACCTGAATGAGCGATTGTCATACTTCCACTTAATACAATGCTTGGTGTGGAGCCAGCAAGAATATCTTTTATCCAACGAATAACATTACTTTCACTAAAATATATACGATTTGATGGTGTAGTTGATTCATTCCAGTATTCTTTAAGGATGGGTACACCTGTCAACTCACTATTGTTATCAATAGTTGTTAAGGATGGCCCAGGAACAATACTTCCGTTTCCGTATTCATCATTATTAAAATCAGTATTTTGTGCGTAAGAAGCCTTACCCTTAGCTGTTGGTTTCAATATTAAAGTCCCCAGCTTTGGTGGAAATTGTACGCCCTCGTTAAATGCAACTGTTATAATCTTTCCCATTCGATTGTGACTAACATTTTCCCTCCGGCCGTTGTTTTGGCAGAAGTTAATTTATAATATGAATCCTTGCCAACCATATAATTCGTAGTAATCGCAGTTGTTACATACTCAGTTCCTAATGCAGCAGAAATTGCCCCCGTTAGTAATCCGCCAGAGGAACTACCAGTTGAATTAGCTCCTTGAACCGTTCCCGTGTCAGTATTTGCTAAAGCCTTAACAACCGTGCCGCGTAATTTAGTTATTCTAACTGCGAAAGGAAAGTATAAATATGCTACACCCTGTTCCCCTGTTTCAAATGACATTAGAACATCTCGGACACCTTGATTCATCTTTTCGGATTCAATTCCAGAGTGCTTATGTCGTCTAACAAGGTCAGATAAATCTTTGTATAGTTTGTAAAGTTGTTCTAAGTTCATACGTATGTTATGTCCTGATTGTCCCAATTTGCTGAATTACGGTTTTGCTTTGACCAACTGGCACTATTTCTACTTTGCTTACTCCATACTGTTGAATTTCTACCTTGATTTGTCCATGTAGGCGCTGATGGTGAAGCTGATACCGATGCGCTTGCTGATGATGACGGACTTAACGAAGCTGAAGCTGAAAGACTAGCACTAGAGGATGGACTTAAGCTGGCTGAAGGTGATTGAGAGGCACTGGATGAAGAACTAGGAGATCTGGATGCAGATGGAGAGAGAGAAGAAGATGCCGTCGCTGAAGCAGAGGAACTTGGACTTAGTGAAGCGGATGGGCTTAGAGAAACTGATGAGCTACTGGAAGGTGAAAGAGAGGCCGAAGGTGATCTTGAGGCGGAACTACTTGATGACGGACTCAAACTTGCGCTCGAACTAGCGCTTGGTGATAAACTAGCACTGGAAGAAGAAGATGGAGATAAACTGGCCGATCCCGTAAAATCTCTTATCGCATAATAATAAAAAGTAGTACCACCAGCATTTACATAGGTATCTGTGCCAATTTGAAAGCCAGTTGAAATAAATGACTGAATGACGTTACTTGCATTAGCGGTATTGCTAAATCTTGAAGTGCTATCTCCTGTATGCGAAGCGGTCCGAAATGAACCATATGCCGCTGATCCCTTAATAAATACAATGTCTGGTTGAAACCCAACAGAAGTTATATTACGATTATCCGCATCATCACCTGCATAGCTACTTGTCTGTGTTTGACTAGAAACTGCCTTAACAGCTAAATAGTAAAAGGTTATACCACTACCATTTACGGCAGTATTTGAACCTACAACAAACCCTGTAGAATTAAATGACTGAATAAAATTCGTCCCAGCAGTAGTTCCTGCACCCGATAAAACTATTGTTAATTCGTTACCAGTAGCACCGAACTTAGCCGTAGATATATCAATAGCATTTGGAATTAAAATTACCAATTCTGGTAGAAAATTCGTTGTGATCTGTCTATCATCTGCATCATTTCCGCTATACGAACCTGCTAGCACTTCAGTATCATCTCCACCTATTACAAAGTAATAGTAAGTAATTCCATTTCCATTAACTTCTGAGTCTGTTCCTATTTGAAATGTACCCGTCCCCATAGATTGAATATGGTCAGTCAAAAGACCTTGAGATTCAATAAACATCTTTCTAGACTTATCACCCATACCAGAAAATGAGACTATCGGCCCTGCTTCGGTGCTATCAGCTTTAATAAATACAGCTTTGATAGCAAACGATGGACTAACCGTGATATTCCGACTGTCCGAGCCATTTCCTACATAACTACCATGTGCTACTCGTAGTGCCATATTAAAGAACTATTTATTACTTTCCTGACGTACTCTTAATCCTGATCGCTTCGGTTTAGCTCTGTTTGAAATAAATGTTTTAATCGCGGCTTCATCTTCCATCACTAATTGCTTTACGGCATTAGAGTGTTTCAAGCCTTTCTCCACACAGTATTGATAAGAAGCGTATCGAGCTAAGTAAGGATGGAACAATGACGGTATACCTACTGCTTGCGCTGAATCAGCGGCTGTAAACTTCACGCCATTTCTTTTAAACGTCACCTTTAATCCATCAGTAGAGGAATAGCTTGGATTCATATCTAAAATTATGGAGTTGCCGACTAATTCATACTTAGTTGGTACACCACTTACACGCGTAATATATGCTGATGGTTCGTTACGATCATCCTGTGGTTCTAATTCATGAAATATTCCACTTGAATCTTTAGCGAATACTTGTGTGACTTGTAAAAGCTCACTATCAAATAAATAATCGCCTGTTCCGGAAACTAGATTAGTTGTAGCTATCGGTAAATCTGTATTAGTTGAATCATCAAAATTCCACAGTTGATCAAACTGAAAAGCAATCGCATAAAAGCGATCGAGTGCGTTATTAATTCGAGCTGTAAAATCTTTTATCTTTACTGCAACACTTGTAATCCCAGTCGCCCCTAAGTTGCAGATGCGTTCACATTCTTGGAGTAACCCTGATCCATCGGATGAATTGCTAAATACCATATATAGTAGTTAATTTGCTCATCCCTAGAGGCCAGAGGGTTAAATCTGGCATCCAAAGGGAGAAAACTAAGTGCTTGCCGAAGGCGAAGCAGATGGTGATCGTGATCTAGAAGCTGAAGCAGATGGTGACAACGAAGCCGAAGGGCTAAGAGACACAGAGCTTGAGCTAGACGGTGATAAAGAGGCTGAAGGACTCAATGACGCAGAAGGCGAAAGCGAAGCCGAAGGACTCATTGAAACCGAGCTTGAAGAACTTGGCGAGAGGGATCTTGAGCTTGATGCGCTAGGCGACATTGAAGCGGAAGGACTCTGAGATCTAGAAGCTGAAGCGGAAGGAGAGAGTGATGCTGACGGTGATTGAGATCTAGAAGCTGAAGCAGATGGAGAGAGAGAAGCGGAAGACAGAACCACAGCAGCCACTTGTGCACCTAAGGTTGAGAGAGCAAATGCCATCCAACCTGCGGTGTTCCCCATCTTAATTACTGTCCAAGTTTGACCAGCAGCTAAAGAGAATACGTCTCCTGAACCACTAGAATCGACGTTATTTAATTTCTCACCCGTAGCGTTAGTACGCAAATCACATTTTACATCAGCTTGCAACGTAATTTCGTGTCCAACAGGGACTAGGCTTAACGCGGGAAGTAATACGTAATCGTGGGCACCATTGACTACTGCTGAAATAACTATTGATACCCGATTTTCGGGGATATAGTTTGTTTTAGAAGTAGCATTATCAGCTTGGATGTAATAAGGGTTAAATCTTAATCCATCCGTGACTGGTGTTAATGAATCTGGAAAACTCATTAGTTATCCTTTCTTAATCAGGGATAACTGCTGTTCTCACAGCTCCGAGATTGGTTAAGGATTGAGCGACCCATCCATCAGTGTTATTTCTTTTGATCACACGAATAACATCGGTGTCAGTACAAAGGTATTCGTTTGTACCATCAGCATCGACGTTATTAATCTTTTCATTTGAAGAAGTAGGAGTTCTCATTTCAAAGTTTGCTCCAGCAGAACAGATAATTTTAATTTCATGTCCATTTGGAACATCAGCTAAAGATGGAAGTGTGATCCAATCATTAGCGTCGTTAGTAACAGCTCTAACCAACCCAACCTTTGCAGTTGGAGGAAGAGAATTACCAACAGTTACAGTGTCAGTATTTGCGCCAGCATTTGCGGCAGCAGGTTTTAAAAGGACAGGTCTAAACCAAATCCCATCTAACACCGGACTATCATTGTTAGTTGCCATAGTATTTCTTTCTATGTGCCATTTTCAGGCGGGCTACGAGGCTGAACCGGTGGGTAACAGCCCCTTAGTCCGCCCAAAAGGGCGGATTAGTTTAAGCGAGAGTTATATCAACAGTCAAAGCGGCTTTGGTAGCCCATGCTTTGAATCCGATATAGCCGTAAGTGACCAATTCACGACCTGTTTTCAAGGTAACTGCTTTCTCGTCGGTTTGGATTCCCCGAGGAGCAGCGTAAGTTGTAACATTCTTGACTCCGAATACTCGGTGGTTCAAGTTTGTCCAAGTTTTAGTACCTGAAGCAGAAGTGGTAGTTGCATCGGCGAAAGTTCCAGATCGGACAACGTAGATGTCAACGCCCATGTAAGAGGACATGAAGCCGTTGTTCAAGGCAGCATCAGCAAAACTGAAGCCGTTTGTAGCTTGAGCTTGGATGAATCCTGGAACATCGGTGTTTTCAATGACCAAGTACATACCATTTGAAACATCAGCGTAACCAGCTACCTTAGCGATAAGGTTGGACATGATGACATTGATGTTTGCAGCAGTCGTAAAGCCTCCAACTGGAGTGGTGTACGATGTGGTGTCTGCGGTTTCACAAAGTTCGTTCAAAACCCACTTATCAACTGCTGTGACAAATGAGTTATTCATTTCATCAACGCGATTAGCGAAGACATCGAAGTTTGCGAGATCATTCTCAAAACCTAAAATGTGTTCAGCAACCACTACTTCATCAGCGACTGTCAACGAATCGTCAGTCAGTGTGAAGGAGGCAGTTGAGTAAGTACCAGCTAAAGCCTGAACAGTTACTGATGGCTGTGAGCCATAAGGATTCTGAATAGTCTTTGCGGCAGTTCGATCAACCATACAAACTTTCTCTGCAACAAGAGCGTTGCGGAGCAATTTATCCAATGTGGAAAGGCGATATTTGTTGCGCCATACTTGGCTGGCTACACCAGCCGCAGTTCCGATAGTATTCATGGTGAATAATATTCTCCCACCGATTCATACATCCACCGCTATATGTATTTATTTTTTAGATTTTCTTAAGTTAAGACGGGCTTCAGCTAATGCTTCTGGATCAACTTCTTTTCCAGCACTAGCATTATTGACTATCTGCTCGTCAGTTGGTTTGGATGTACCACGTCTAGCGTTACCAGTGTTAGTGGCAACCGCAGTCGCTCGTACTTCCGCTTTCTCAGCCAATTCGGATTTAACTACGTTTGATTTGAGTGCGTCAGCGATAGAAATTTTCTTGAATTGTGCATATTCTGCGACAAATTCAATATCTTCCTTTTCGGTAACTTTTGCACCCATAAGAACAATCGCATCCATTGACGTGAGTCCATCATTAGTCGGAGTGACTTCTGCTGGCTTAGGCTGTACAACTGGAGGTTTCTCAGCTAACTTAGCTTTTAAATCCTTTTCAGCTTTTTCAGCCCGTTTACGTTGATCTTCAGCTATCTTTTTATAGTCCTTTTGATCTTCGTTGGTTTCGGTGGTTTCTTGTTCAACGGTTTCCCCGCCGTCGTCTTGATTTTCGGACTCAAGCTCGTCCTCTTGTATTTCATTCATAACTTTTAGGGGCATTTGTTGCGCCAGTGTCCCGACTGGCTAGTTAATGAGTGTACATAAGCTGTACCATAGCGTCCCCGATGGAGATCAGGGGCGCGAGCTACGGCTATGTTGCCGGATATAGTTATTTGGAAGAATTTTGTCGCATTTTAGTTAATGCTTCTTCTATCGTTTCTTCCTTTTCATTTGCCATTGCTACTATTTCTCGAATCTTGGTATCTACTAGATCTATGTAATTATTGCGAGCGATCAATGCTGGTAAATTCTTTTTAGGAGTGAGATCAACAGCTTTACTGGTAATCTTATTCAATCTCTTGAGTGACGTTTCCAGCATCTCAATCAATAATTCTTTCGCTTCGCATACTTGATCAAATGTTTCTGGTGTTGCTTGGGATATATCCCCTGTTTTCCATAAATCCATGTTCTGACCAACAGGTATTTCTTTAAGCAATTCAGGTAGAAAGATCTTTCTTAACAGTTTCTTGATCTCTGGAGTATTTAGCGATTGAATATGTTTCACTTCCTGTTCATCTAGGTCAAACCCGAAGAACATATTACGGAGGGAGATAAGCATTTCGCTGTTATTCTTGAAGAATCCGAGTATCTGACGATCTGATTTAGAAATGCGTGGTTGAATAAATCTAGCTAAAGCAATTCCGGCTTCTGATAATGATTGTGGTTGATTAGACATCTATAAGTTCCTTTGCTTCTTTTTTATTAATAATGTTTCCGTAAAGTGGGCTGGATAGTTGTTCGGCTAGGGTGTTCAATGCTCCAGCTCGTCCCTTACGATTCAATACTGTTTTTAAGAATTGATATTGGTTTTGATAAGCTTCTACTTCCTGAATCAATCGAAATTCTTTATCTTCTATATACTTCAACCACCAATTTTCTATACCCCATTTCTCTTGTTGCTTCTGGTGGGTTTGTTCGTGAATCATTAAGTCTGTATCTATTGGTAATCCGATTGGGTTATAAATCGTATCACCATAAGCGAATACTGTGTGGTCTGTAATTTTAAAGGTCTTGAGTATCTGATCTATGTTTGGCGGGAAGGCTTTTACTATTTTCATCTTCTATACGAATTAGCTTTTAATGTTTACATCCCACCCACGTTTATCAAGTTCAGCTAATAATCGGTTAGTCTTAACTTCTCTCCATTCTTCTTTTTCCTTATAGAACTGATCCCATTCTTCTTTAAGAATTGAGTTCTGTTCTTCAAAGTATTCTTTTAATACTTCTTGTGCTTCTTCAAACTTGGAAGCTACACTTTTCTTTTTAAAAAACATTATTTTGTCATCATTTCCTGCATTACTGGTTGAGGTGCAACATTCGACCCACCCACCGGTGTAGGTTGTTGCATTTGCGGAGCTGGTACATTCGCTAATTCAAGAGTTGAGATTGCACCTGTTTCTTCTAGTATTCTGTTAAAGATCATTTTCATGTTTGGATCTTGTAGAACCATTGGGTTAGTCGCTAGAGTCTGTAAGACAGTGGTTAGAGTGGTCATCACCGCTTGTTTATCTACTGCTTCATCAGTAACTTCAACTTCCACATCCCATTCCAGATCCTTTAGGACTTCTTTCCATTTCTTGTTATCTAAATCAGATGGTTTAATAAAGCGTTGGTTACCGTAATTCGCTAGCTCTTTCTTAATATCTGGTTCTATAGTTGTTGGATCAACATTCTCAGCGATTTCACCAGATAATATTTGCTTCTTGATTCGATCATTGTTGCGTCTAATGGCTTCATTGGGAACATATTTAGAATCAAACTCATGTAAGTATTGAGCGTCTAGAGTTGCTGTTAATTCATCGGTATTATCAAACTTAGTCTTTAAATGCGGTAAGACAAAGTTAGTCATCATATCCACGATATGCAACCCCTTATTCTCAGTCATCAATTCAAAAAGCGAATGAGCTTCTTGGCGTTGGGCTTCAATAGCTCTCCACGCCATATCGTTAGATACACCACCAGTTAAAGCCTCTGGCGTGGCTACGATTTCTTTAGCTAAGACTTGCCATTGAGTACCAAAATTTTGTAAAGCTGTAATGTCACCTTTTTCGGTATGGATGGTGGTGATCGCGCTATTTGGAGCAGTGGTAACAAAATCTCCCATCTGCATATCTGATAACACATTTTGTCCGACGAAATTACCATCAGTTGTTTGTAAAATAATCTTTGAAGAGAAGTCAAGATAATCCTTGATATTCTTCATGGTGTGGTTAGTCATCCATTGGGCTTCAAAGAGATGTTCAACAGCGCCAATAGCTTGAGCCCGACCATCTTCCTTAATCAAATGAGTCAACATATATGGACTCTTGGCTTCTAGTCCTTTATATAGTGTGTAGTCATCAAACTCTTGTGGGTTATCTTTCTTAGCAAGAAAAGAAATCACGTGCATCTGTTGTCTGTAAGTGTCATCATCTTTCTTTTTACCGGTTTTGTATGACAATGGTAAATTGCCGTGAACTTCAAACAGTTCGATGTAACCAGACTTATTATCTTTCTTTTGACCATCTAGTGTTTCGCGAGCTTCGATAGCATCAAGTAGCTTCTCAACCATTTCCTGATCGTAAGCCTTGTTTTGTAATAGTTGTGCTGGTGTAACCCAAAGCTTTTCAATGACCGGATTGTTTTCAAAATCAACTGTGTCAGTGATTAAGCGATTCCAGGGAATCACAGCAGGGATCAATTCACCATCTTTAGTCACAAACTTTAAAACAGATGAACCATAGGTAGCTAAAGCTCGTCCCCAATCGTTTAGGAATGAACCAAAGCCTGTTTTACGCATCCATTCTTGTAAATGAATAGTTGCGACAAAGGCCGCTAAGTGTTGACTGATCTTAGTCGCTTTGATTCTGATATGTTTGCGATCAATATCGGTCGCTCTGTACCAGATGTTTCTTGCGGCCGTGACGATATTGAAAAACGGCTTCTCTCGATTCATTGAGTCAACTTCGCCAGAAGTATGTTTAGAGTTTACATACGCGTCGATCTTCTCAATATTTTCGTATTGCGAAAACTCAACGTATTTAGAAATCGTTGTTGTGCCCGTGGTGTAATCGTTCTGGGCTTTACGTACCAGTTCCCCTATTTCATTTTGCTCTTTATTACGAGCCATTATTCAGGAATAATTACTAATTCAAATGTTGCCGATCCGCCCAAGGCGACGTTTACGCCTTCGTAAAAGTCTAGTGGGGCTGGAAAGTTGATAGTTTGCGGCCCAGATGCTAGTGTCCAAGTTTCCATAATCACTCGTCCGACTTGGCTGTTCGGTGAGTCTACTAATTTGAGCGTACCGGATGAATGAGTGGTAATAATGATTCCTGCGACCTTACCAGCACCGACTACCGGATAGCCAGATGCGTATTGAGCTTGACCGGATGCTGTTTGAGGAACGGTATTTTTTGCCATGTTATTTAGTTGAGTTTAATTGTTGTCTATTGCGATTGATCGCAAATTGATTTAATTGTTTATTGATTAAGTTTTGACCCGCTTCTGTCTGCCCTGGTAACATTCGGTCTTTGATCGTGAAATACATTCTCATTATCCAGGTGTCAGAGCTGTCAGGGGATCGTCCCAGAATATCTTTGACTTCTTCTTTCGCTGTGGCCGATCTTTTACCATCACCTTTGGAAGCGTCTTGATAGGTAGCAAGTTCTTCGATGACGTCTTCTTTAGCTTTACCACTGACCTTCGATGCAATTTTATGATTATTGACATGATCGGCGAGGATAAAAATACATTGGGAACGTAAATTCTTGTATTCGCTTATCAGTGGTGCATCTTTGGTGTAGTGGACATTCGGTAGTCTTACGATGTCGTGGTCGGTTCTAATTGCGCCATATGAGCTTTTAAAACCTATAACACCATCCAATAAAGAGCTACTAGCAACCCCAGCTCCAACCCCGATAGCATCAACCGCGATGTGCGAGTATGGGATTTTATCCATCGCCGCATACTCTCGGATCTTAGCGATAATAGATTCAGTATTAAGTCGTTCATACTCTTCCCGCTTATATTCTTCCAGTGATTCCCAGAAACTGAATACGGTTTTGTCTGATCCATCATCGGCGATGTCTACTATTAAATATTTATCTGTGCTTTTAACTACTGTGTTTGAAAATACATCTACTAAGCTGTCGTAATGGAATAATGCTCCTGCGTTATCGATGTATTCGGCTAAGATCTCTTGCTGATACGAACCGTAATCTCCTTCGTATTCTTTCTTCAGTTGTTCTAATTCT